AAACATTTAGTTGGAAAACAAATCACCGAAAAAGTATCTTTTATGGGTGATGAAGTGGAAGTTAAAAAACTTTCAGTAAACGAAGTAATGAAAGTACAAAAAATTATTGAGAAGACGTCTAAATCTAAAAGTGAAGACGCTCAGATTTCATTGCTTCGTGATGTAATTAAGCTTGCCGTTACTGGTGCAAGTGATATTACCGATGAGGAATTTAAACAGTTTCCTATTGGCGAATTGAACTCTCTTTCTGAAGCTATTCTTAGAGTGTCAGGATTGGGCAACCCCTCTGCGGGAAACTAACCCCAACGGAAGAAACCCTCTTCCAAGTAGCTTACGAGTTACGAATGCCTGTTTATAAACTAGAAGAAGAAATGCCTTATGCAGAGCTTCTAAAATGGATTGAGTTCTTCACAAAAAGACCTGTTGGTTGGCAAGAAGACCAAAGGACTTATTTGCTTTTGCGGGCGCAAGGTGTAAAAGAACCTGGAGAAAACATTTTTCCAAGCCTAAAAGCAATTAAGAAACAAAGTGTTGCCAGCCAAGAGAATGACAAAGCGCTTCCTAAAGGGAAGTTCTTAGATATGATGATTAAAGCCAAAACTGGTGATAATTGGAAAATAAACTGGGCAAATAAAGATGTCAAAAACTAATGTAAGTCTTGAGCTAATTAACTTTAAACAAGAATTAAAAAGAATTGAAGAAGAAGTAAAGGCCCTTGGTAATATAGAAATCGAGAAGAGAATCGACTATGCGGTTGACAATCTTAGGGTAGTCACCCCCGTAGATACGGGAGAGGCTCGTTCTGGATGGGTGTCTAGAAAATATAAAGATTCAGATAAACTGATAGAGGCCCTTATTATCAACGAAGTTGAACACATTTCAGTACTTAACAACGGACATAGCAAACAAGCACCGCGATACTTTATCGAACAGGTGCTTACAAAAATAGGTATTTTAACCCCATAAGACTTCTGCCCCCGATGGCGTCACAAATGAGTGATCTGTTGGGGGCAATTTTATTAAAGGAGTTTCTTCCATGAGTGGTGTAGAAATCAGAATACGCGCTGACAGTCGTGCTGCAAGAAGTGATCTTGCTTTACTGAATAAATCGGTTCAAAATATAGACAAGACCGCCAAAAATGTTTCTAATTCATTTAAAAACATGGCAATACAGATTGGGGCTGCTTTTTCAGCTGTTGCAATAACCAGAGGCATAACCAAAGCCGCTGACAGCATTACTAACTTAGAAAATCGAATTGCGTTAGTTACTGGTCGTGGAAAAGAATTAAACGCTACCCTAAACAAACTTTATGTTGTTTCTGCTAACTCTAGATCAAGGATTGCAGGTTCCGCTGAAATCTATAACCGTTTTGGTTTGGCTCTAAGAGGCACGGCTTTAGATTCAAAAAATCTATCAAATGAACTAGTAGGTGTTACCAGCACTATCCAGAAGGCAATTGCAATTTCTGGTGCAGACGCTGCCTCTGCTAACGCTGCAATTATTCAGTTAGGGCAGGGCTTGGCCTCTGGAGAACTTAGAGGTCAAGAACTTAACTCGGTTAGAGAACAAATCCCCCGTGTAGCAAAAGCTATTGCGGATGGTCTGGGAGTAGAACTCGGCGCTTTAAAAGGACTGGCAGAAGACGGCGTGTTAACTACAGCAGTTGTATACAAGGCAATTCAAAAGGCTGGTTTGGAAATTGATCAGGAGTTTTTAAACATCAGATCAACAGTCTCTGCTGCCGCTAACGCGCTCAATAACGAATTTATTGGATCTCTTTCAAAGATTGACCGAGCAATTGGTTTTTCAGACTTCTTTATTAAACAAATAAACACAATAACTGATGGCCTTAATTACTTTAGACTTAATTTTGATACTATATTAAAATCTTTAGAGATTAGTTTACTTGTTTTTAAAGTGAAAACATCTATCCTTTTTTCTGATATGAAGTGGGCTCTTATTGATTTCTTTGAATTAGATGGCGTAGATCTTGACTTTATTGCGAAGTTAGGAAGAGTTCGTGATAGTATAAAGAATATATTTTTTGAAACTAAAACTGTATCAACTCCTGGCGGAGAAAAAATAACTGAAAGACTGCGAGGGTTTAAAGAAATATCGGAGCTTGTTCAAGCTTCCTTTAATTCAATAACTTTACCAGAAATATCTCTTGAAAGTTTTACTAATAAACTAACAGCTGCAACTGAAGCTATTAAATACTTTTATGAAAAAGGGCTTGGGCTCTTTAAAGACAGTGCTTACAATGAAGTAGAAGTTCCAGGCGGTATTGAGCTTGTTACAAAAAATAACACTTTAGGTAAATTTGTAAAGTTTTTTGATACGGTTAGTACTAAGTTTAAAGACTTTTCTCAAGATGTCTCTACAGCCTTTTCAGGTTTAAGTTCGATTATTACTTTTATTGACGAATGGGCAACAAAAATTGGTCAAAGAGTGTATGACCTTGGTGTATACCTCATTTGGAACTCAATCATAAAAGATATAGTAAATGACATAAACTCCTTTGTAAGCGAAAACTTATCAGCGGAGGCTTGGACGTCTTATGCTGAGACTATCAAGGGGGTCTTTAAAGATATTAAGTCATTCCTTACAAACGGCATTACTCAAGAAACTGTAATGACTCCAGGTGGCCCTAAATTGGTAAGGACTGATTTTGGTCAACAGTATGACGATTATATACAACAAATTAAAAATAAATTTTTAGATTTAGAGCAATTTATACAAGATGTTTCTAATAGAATTTTCTTAAAAACAATTGATACCCCAGCTGGACCTAAAGTTGCAGACACCAGAATTGGTGCCGCTGTTAGTAGTATTGAAGGCACTAAAGCGAAAATACAATTAGAAATACTACCTGCTTTAAGAGAAGACTTAACTTCTGCAGTAGACGCAACTTTAGAGGCTCTTAATTCCGCTTTCCAGTCAGTGTTGGGTTTTGGTACCGTGGGGGGTTTAGGCCTTTTAATCTTTGGTGGAAAGGGGCTTTTAATTAGAATTGCTGGTTTTACTTTTCTGTCAAGCGATCTTGGTGCCTCAGAAATAGTAAGGGAATCTGCAAAAGAAGTAGCCAATTCCTTTATTACTACCCTTAGGGAAACGCTAGAAGGGGGCGAGGGTTCTGTTATCACTGGTGCTATGAACATAGTAGAAGGAGCCGGATCTGGTGTTCTTCAAGGTTTAGGCCTACCTGAAGATAACGAGCTGGCAAACACAATAGCGGGGGCTTTTGCTGTAGCCTTAGGCCTTGCAGCTATTTCTAGTAAGTTTAGAGCTGCCATTGTTTTGTTTGCTCAAGCTTTCACTACTGATTTTGGTAGCATTCTTTCTAACTCTAAAAATCAATCAAGAATAAAACTTGGTATTACCCGTGCCTTTGGCGCTGCTATTGGCCTTTATTTGGCAGCTTCCGCTGCAGAGGCCTCTGACAACGCTATGGACGACTTAGGAGTTGAAGAAGACTCTTGGTTTAGACTAGGGGGTAACTTTGCAGCGCAACTAGCTGCAGGTTTTGCAGGTTGGAAACTTTCAGGTGCTTTCTTTAACGCAATTGACAACGCCATATTAGAGGTTAGGACAAACCCTAATGGTAAGATGAGGGGCCTTGGTCGTGTTTTAGGTTCCTGGTTAGCTTATGGCATCTCTGGGTCTCCAGTGGTAGCTTCGCTTATTGCTGCGGCTATTGGGGCTGCAGTAGTTGGCGGTTACGCTATGGTTGCCAATTCTTATATGAAAGAAGGGCAAGACATACAGCTTGCTCTAGGCCTTGTTGTTGATACTCAAATTAAAAACATTAACGTAGGCGACGGTTTTGACCAAAATGTAACTAAAAATCTTGCAAAACAGTTATCTACTGCTCTTTCAGACATGCAGCGAGATGCAATTACTGAGTTATCAAAAGAACAAGGAATTTCAGGAGGAGATTTATTCAAAGCTGCTTTTGAAGAGGGCATACTCGGTGAAGACTTTGAAAAAGATTTTAACAAAAGGTTATCAGCTCTTTCTAATAGACAAAAATCAGAACTTGACTTATCAGCCCTGTTTCCTACTCTTGTTTTTGATCAAAAGGCAATAGATGATCTTATTAATAATGACAATTTTAATATTGGGGGAATTCTTAGCAGCGCTATCACTGTAGATCAAAGTGCCCTTAGCTCAATAACAGACATGAACTCAGCAATGCAGGACTCTACTGCTGCCTTTGATGCGCTTGATCAAGCAACTTCAGCAGAAGTCTTATCTGAAGCTACAGACCGTCTTTCTACTTCCTTAACCACTTTAGCGGGGGTAGAACTTGTTACTTCAGAACAAGTAAAATCAGTAGATGAGCTTTCTACTTCTATTAATGGTCTCACAACCTCTCTGTCCAGTTACGGAGATAAGATTAGTGAAATAAAAGGTCTAAATATTCCTCTTGCACAACCTGGCTCCTCTGCAACAACTCGTGCGTTTGCTAGTGGGGGTAGCGTATCCGGCCCAGGTACAGGTACTTCCGACAGCATCCCAGCATACTTGTCTAACGGCGAGTATGTTATTAAAGCTGCTTCAGTTAAAAAGTTTGGATCAAGCTTTTTAGACTCTGTAAATCAAGGAAAAACGCCTAGATTTGCTACAGGTGGCCTTGTAGGAGGTAACGGTGAAGATAGTAAGTTTAGTCCTCTTGGAAGCTTGTATGGAGCTTTTGGGCTAAATGCACCTCTTCGTAAAGGTGGATTTCTTTCAGCTTTAATGCTTGCCTCTCCAGCTTCTACAAGAATTGCTCTAGACGGGCTAATGACAGGCCTGTTTAATTCTAATAGTTTTGATGGCAGACTTTCTAACTTTGTCACAGGTAATGCTGATACTAGTGTTTATGAAACTATGACAGAAAGTTTAAATAGCGCTCTAATGAGTTCTATTCTTGGGATGGGTATTGGTTCAATAGCAGGAACCCCTGGTGTTGGTACTGTTTTAGGTCTAATGGGAAGTGTTAGTAACTCTATAATAGAATCCTTACAGGGCTTCTCAGTTGGGTTTAGGGCACTAGGTTACTATGATAACGCGCCTGGCTTTGTTGATAAGGCTCTCATGGGCCTAGAAGGAGGTTATACTTTTGCTGATGTTAAAAGACAACTCTTATCTGGACCAAAGGCCGCACTTGAGGGTCTTTCTGGTTGGGGTGGAAGCAAGCTAAGTAGTTTCACAGGCTGGCTAGGAGAACGCTTAGGCTTTTCTGAAGGTGGCTTGGCTGGTATAGAGCAACAAATATCTCCAAAGTATTCTAAGTATGACTATCCTTTTGGGTCTTCTGAATATGAATTTAGTGCGTTGAACGGGATGTTCTTTCCGGATGACGAGCTTTTAGAAGGTATGTTAAACTCTATTAGCCTTCAGAAGCCAGAAAAACCTTATGGATCTGCACAGCTACTGCTCCCGAAGCCTGAAAGCAACAAGTATACTCCCGAAGATGCGTATAATGTTTCTGTTCACGAGTTTGGTCATGCAAATATGTTTGGTGATCTTTTAGAGAAAAATAACGGCGCTTATTGGAAGACTATAACAGATTGGATGGATCTTTCTCAGATTAGGAAAGAAACGTATGCTAACCAGTTTACTGAGGCCAACAGCACAAGTGTTGAAAAAGACCTAAGTAAACACATGGGTTATTCCCAGTTATCCTACGTTCTAGACGAGATAAATAAGAACACAGGGCTATACAGCAATGACCTTAGTGGTGAAGCTAGGGATTCTCTTGACTTGCTTCCATATAACACCTACGAAGAATTTGTTAGCGCAGTTGAGGCGCTTAATAGCAGACAATTAGCTGACGCCGAATTGGGAGATGGATTGCTCTTTAAGTCTCTAGATGTTGGTAGCAAACTCGGGTTCTCCGTGTCTGAACGTCTTGGCCGAACTAAAGGTATAAAAGAGTACTACGGACAGGAAGAACCAGAAAGTGCTTTCTCTAGTTGGAGACGTTCTGCTAAAGATCTTATCTCTGGGTTTGCTTCTGGGGGTCATATCTCAGGTCCAGGCTCTGGTACTTCTGATAGTATCCTTGCTTACTTATCAAATGGTGAGTATGTCATTAAAGCAGACTCTGTTAAAAAGTATGGAGAAGGTTTTCTTAACTCTATAAATTCTGGGAGTATGCCTAAATTTGCAAACGGCGGTTCTGTTGGAATACCAAGGTTTAAATTTGGCGGCTTGGCTAATGACCCTAATTATATTCGTACAAAGACAAGCTTAGATTCAGTTACAGAGCTTCTAAATGAAACTGCTATAAAATTATCTGATGAAAGAATAGTAGGTGCCGAAAGGAACCGCTTTATTACATTTAAGAATGAACTACTACTTCAGCAAAATTTGCTAAAACAAAGCCTTCAGGATATATCAGAAGCTTTTGCTGACGGTGCTGAGACTATTGATAGCATTACTGACGAGACTATAACTCCTGGACCTTCAGTAGACCCTACAGATAAAGAACCTACCGAAGGTTTTGACTTTGCAACAAGGTTTAAAGATTCCTTTGAAACAGGTCTTTCACAAGCTCTGAGGGATGGGGATTTTAAAGCGTTTGGTAAAACTCTTTTAGATAGCTTTACTGGTTCTGTTATTGACTCTTTTTCAAAAGGCTTCACAGACGCCTTGTTTGGTTCTATTCTTGGCACTGCTGAAAAAGAGGGGTCTCTTGCTGGCTTCTTTAATAATATTATGGGCCTTGGCAAAAAGACAAAGGAATCCTTAACACTTAAACCTGATACGGACTCTAATGGCGTAGCGGGAGACTCAGAAGGTATTGCTTCTATGTTTTCTAATGGGTTTGAAAGTTTTGGCCAAGGTTTTGAAAATTTGTTTGGCGAACTAGGTACTATGTTATCCGGAGCTTT